ATAGCGTCATATGATATTTTTGAAATATATAATTTGGCTGCACTATCAAATGTACCTCAGTCCTTTGATATGCCTCAATATACAGCTTCTTGTAATGGGACTTCTCTTTTACATATTCTTGATTGGATAAAATCTTACGATTATAAAGACAAGGTTCGTTTTTATCAAGCATCGACAAGTGAATTGTATGGAAAGGTTCAAGAATGTCCGCAAAATGAGAAGACACCATTTTATCCTAGGTCACCATATGGTGTCGCAAAATTATATGCATTTTGGATAGTGAAAAATTACAGAGAGTCGTATGGGATTTTTGCAGTGAACGGAATTCTCTTTAATCATGAAAGCCCTAGAAGGGGTGAAGATTTTGTCACTCGTAAGATTACTCTAGGTGTAGCAAATATTCTCCTTGGAAAAAAAGATTTTATAGAAGTTGGAAATCTTCATGCAAAAAGAGATTGGGGACACGCAAAAGATTTTGTTGAAGGGATGTGGCGCATGTTACAACATGAAGAAGCACGTGACTGGGTTCTTGCGAGTGAGAAGGAATATTCTGTAAAAGAGTGTATTATACTTGCATTTAAATTAAAAGATATCTATATTGAATGGGAAGGATCTGGCGTAAACGAGGTTGGAAGAGATAAAGAGACTGGTATTATTCGTGTAAAAGTAAATCCTATGCTTTTTCGCCCTGCTGAAGTAGAGTCACTACTTGGGGATGCTACAGATGCTAGAACAATTCTGAATTGGAATCCTCAATATAAGTTTGAAAATATTATTGAAGAAATGTTAGAGTATGATTTAAACTTTAGCCTAAAGTAGTACATTTAAATATACTAAATTATATTTGAATATTTTTAGACAACTGTTTATTGGTCTAAAGTAATAAACACAATATGTAAATAGTAATATGGAAGAAAGTATAACAAACTGTCGTTTATGTAAAGAAACGACACTTGTAGATGTAATCAACCTTGGACAACAAGTTATAACTTCTCGTTTTCCTAAAGTAGGAGATATGAGTACACCTAAAACAACAATTCTTTTAGTGCAATGCGCAGATTGTGGACTTGTTCAATTAAAACATACTGTAAAAAATACAGAACTCTATGAATATGAATACGGGTATCGATCGGGTATTAGTAATACTATGAGAACACATTTAGGAGACTATAATAAACAATTACAAAAAATTAGTAGTGTAAAAGATGGAGATTATGTCTTAGATATTGGAAGTAATGATACTACCTTTTTAAGATTTTACTCAGAATCTGTTAACCGTGTAGGGTGTGATCCAACTGGAAAACAATTTATAAAGTATTATAAAGATGATATACAATTAATTCCAACTTATTTTACAAAAGAAGCTATCTTTTCTGCGATGGGTAATAATATAAGATTTAAATGTATATCAAGTATAAGTATGTTTTACGATTTACCAGATCCTGTAGAATTCGCAAAAGATGTATATAATGTATTAGAGGATGAAGGGATTTGGACTCTTGAGCAAAGCTATATTTTAACAATGTTACAAAGAAACAGCATAGATACAATATGCCATGAACATCTGGAATATTATGCTATTCGTCAAATTCGTGATATTCTTAATAGAGCAAATTTTAAAATTATTAATATTGAATTAAATGATTGTAATGGAGGGAGTATGAGAGTATATGCTGCTAAACAAAACTCATCTTACACAGAGCAAAGAGATATTATTAATAAATTAATATCTGATGAGTATGAATACGGTATAAATACGTCATTATGTTATACAGAATTTCAAGATAGATGTAAATCTGAATCTGATAAACTTGTGCATTTTATAGATACCGTAAATAATTGTGGCAAAGAAGTCTGGATTTATGGTGCTTCTACAAAAGGTAATTGTTTATTACAATATGCAAATATTGATTCTTCAAAGATAAAATACGCAGTTGAAAGAAATTTAGATAAAGTAGGGAAGATGACTTCAACAGGTATTGAGATTATTAGTGAAGATACAATGCGTAAAAATCCACCTGCTTATCTTTTAGTATTACCTTGGCATTTTCGTGATGAGATTATTAAAAGAGAAAATACATTTTTAGAATCAGGTGGGCAACTTATTTTTCCCTTTCCTACTTTTGAAATAGTTAGTAAAAAGAAAAAGGCTCTCATAACAGGATGGAATGGCCAAATTGCTAGTTATTTACGCAAAGAATTGGGAAATGATTATGAATTATATGGTATTGGATCTCATAGTAGAGATGGTATAGTATTTTCAAGAGATTCCTTATATTTTGCTTTAGATTGTATAATACCAGATTGTATAATTCATTTAGCAGGTATTTCAAACTCTGAAGAAGCAAAGAAAAATGTAGTAAAAACAATTGAAGTAAATGGAGTCATGTGTGCAAAAATATGTGAACACATCTTTCTTCGTGGTTGGAAAACAAAGTTAATTAACGCATCAAGCAGTGAAATTTATAAAGGACATGTTAATAGAATTATTAGAGAAGATGATAATTATTATAATCATATTCATCCTTATTCTATTGGTAAACTAATTAGTCATACAACTATTCAATATTATAGGAATGAATATTCTTTAAATTTTTCCAATGCAATTTTATTTATGACAGAATCTCCTCTACGTAACGAGAATTTCTTATTTACAAAAATTAAAAATCACGCCCGTTCTTGGAGTCCTTCCAATAATAGTATACTTGTCCTTGGATCATTAGAATCATATCGTAATATAAATCACGCAGAAGATATTGCTTCCGCAATATATATTATTTTACAACAAGATAAAGGAGATGATTATGTAGTATGTGGTTATGAACATTATAAAGTTATAGATGTTGTAAAAAAATGTTATGCATTATATAATATTATATTACAAAATAAGGGGGATGGTATATTATATGACGCTTCTTCAAATATGCCCGTTATTAAAATATGTGAAGGGTTTCGTAATATTACAACAAATATAAACGGAGAATCTTCAAAATTAAAGAATCTCGGATGGACACCTAAATATAAAATAGAAAATATTATTGCTGATATATTAAATTGATAGAAAGAAGTATTGAAAGTATTTAATTAACGGTATAAAGAAATATTATTTATGAATTATATAATGTTTTATAGCCAATTTGGGGAAGATTCGTTTTTAAATGACTTATTCGCAGGTATAAAAATGGTATTTGTATAGAAATTGGTGCATATGATGGAAGAGAAGGTTCAAATACTCTTTATTTTGAAGAAAGGGGGTGGGATTGCCTTTGTATTGAAGCAAACCCTACTCAATATAATAAATGTAAATTAATACGTAAAAATACTATACACTGTGCTGTGTCAAATAAAAATAAAGACAATATGCCATTTTATGTATATCAAATGAATGATGGAAACGAAGCCCCCATATCATCCTTAGAGCCAGATAGTAGATTAATTAAATCCCATATGCATATTATGAGTAAAGAACCTACAAAAGTTGATGTAAGTTGTCGTACATTAACATCAATACTTGATGATTTAAATTATGCAAAAATTATAGATTTTGTATCAGTTGATACTGAAAATACAGAACTAGATGTGTTAAAGGGTATTGATTTTTCGAAATATTTTATTAAAGTATTCATTGTTGAAAATAATTACGATGAACCTTTTTGTGAAGATTATCTTAAGACATTTGGGTATAAGAAAATACATAGAACTGGTGTAAATGATATTTATATGCAAGAATCATTCCTTATTAATACTACATCTTCTCCCTCTTTTGTGTCTCTTTCTCAATATGCAGAAACTTCAAATAACGATATTCAAGATAGTGTAAATATTGCATTAAATACCGCCCAACAAGAACATATAGAAATACAAGTAGATAGTAGTATAAATAAATATTATAAAAATTTCCATGGAGAAGTTCAACAAGGAAAACATATAGATGAGACTTTACGAGAATACTTTCCCGATTATTCTTATAAGGGAATTATATTAGATATTGGAGCATACGAGCCTATAAATATAAGCAACTCCTATCATTTTGAAAAGAATGAATGGGAGGTATTCTGTTTTGAAGCAAATACAACTCTTATAGATGTTTTGAAAAAATATCGTAAAAATGTTTATAATTATGCAATAAGTAACGAAAATAAACTTTCTATTGAATTTAATATTGTGCACGGAGGATGGGGTGGTGGTTCAAAAACAGCTGGACTATCTGCCATAAATTTAGATCCTCAATATATGTCTCAATTCCATAGTGGAATTCGGTCTATTCAAAAAATAAATATCCCCCAAATGTCTCTAAATAGTATTTTACCAGTATTAATAACAAAAAAGGTAATTGATATTGTATCTATAGATGTAGAAGGTGGCGAATTAGATGTATTAAAGGGTATAAATCTTAACGATTATATTGTAAAAGTGTTTGTAATTGAAAATGTATATCATTCACCAAATATTGGAAACTATCTTACACAATATGGATATTATCTTGATAAAACAATTGATTATAATGATTATTATCTGCACAATTCATTCAAACAATGAGATTTTATGTTGAATTATGAGGAGGTCTAAAGATTGGATAAATAAAAAAATATTGACATGCTAGTAGAAGTATCTGTAGGAGAAGTTATAGATAAACTTAGTATTTTAGAAATTAAAGCTTCTAAAATACTAAATTCTGAAAAACTATCTGCTATTAATAAAGAAATAGAATCGCTGCAAATTGCAAAAGAGTATATTAAACCTTTTCCTCAATGTTTCTGGTATTCTTTATTAGTACATGTAAATACGCAAATATGGGATTTAACAGACAAAGTAAAGGCTTTATCATATGATAAAGATTCTTTAGAATTTAGTAAGATATCGCATACAATTTTTGAATTAAATCAACAAAGATTTCGTCTTAAGAATCGTTTCAATAAACATACAGAAGGTAGTTTGCAGGAACAAAAAAGCTATGCAGAAAAAACATTATATTTGCACATAACAGATTTAGATATATTCTATAATCGGCTATCAATTATAAATAAACTAAGTATAGAATATGATGCTATAGAATTAATAACACTGTTTGAAGATGAAGTAAGAAGTGTTTACGGATCTTTCCCTTTCAGTGTAAAAGGGAGTTGTGATGCTGAAATGATTGATCTAAAGTCTTTTAAAAATGATGAAAGCTTATCTACATATGAATTTACGCCATTAATATATATATCAGGAGGAAGGTTTGGAGATTTTATACATCAGTTATCAATAATTGCCGAATATTTTTGGAAAACTGGGCGAAAGGGTGTTTTATTTATAGCTAATATAGGAGACACCCTTCTTCCTTCTTTAGAAGAAGTGCAT